TGCAAACCCACGAGCGCAAATACAACGCTCGCATCAAACAGATGCTGGCGTGGTGGGCGACGGGCAGCAACCTTGATGCACGGCTGGCGGACATGGGCCTGGAGCGGCAGTTACTGGATGCGGGCGATCCGGCGGCATTCCCGCCGGTGCCGGCGATTTATGAAAGCGACGACGACGCGCGTCTGCGTTATTACCTAGCGCCGCATGCGCCGGCGGCGGGTTCGCGGATGCAGTATCGCCGCGAAGTTTTCACCCTTGGCGAACGTCCTACGGTGCAGGTCGAATCCACCGAGGCAGGTGTGGTGAATGTCACCTACACGTTCAACCCGGATGGCTTCGCTGCGCAGGTCAAGGATGGCAACGGGCGTCGCACGGCACCGGGCGAAGTGCAGGTCACTGTGCTGTCCCGCGACGGCGATGGCACGCCTTCCCAGGCATTGCTTGAAGGCGTTCGTCAGCACTTCGCGCGGCCTGATGTGCGACCGGAAACCGACCTCGTCACCGTCAAGGCTGCCGACATTCAGCGCTACAAGATTCGCGTCGTCGCCAAGATCAATTCCGGCCCCGATTCGGGCCTGACCAAAGTCGCTGCGCAACAACAATTGCAGGCCTACGCCGACAGTTGCCATCGCCTCGAAGGTCGGGTCGACCCAAGCTGGATCGACTACACGCTGCACAGCGCCGGTGCCGTGCAACTGCAAATCCTCGAACCGCTGGCGCCGATCGTGACCACGGCGTTTCAAGCGCCGTATTGCACGGCGGTCGAGGTTGAGGTGCTGACGCTATGAGTGAAAAAACTCAGCGCCCGACACTGCTGCCGGCCAACAGTTCGGCCCTCGAACGCGGCCTGGATCTTGGCTTCGGCGAACTGCTTGATCGCATCGCGCCGCCGTTTCCGGAACTGATGAACCCCGCAGAAACCCCGGTCGCCTTTCTGCCGTATCTGGCAGCGGATCGCGGTGTTGCCGAGTGGAGCACCGCTGCGCCGGAAGCGGAAAAACGCCTGACCGTCGAACTGGCTTGGCCCACCGCGCGTCAGGCCGGCACTCGCAAGGCGCTGGAAAACGCCGCCAAGGGTTTGCAGTTAAGACCCGAGATCCGCGCCTGGTACGAACAGACACCGCCAGGTGCCCCGTACAGCTTTTCCGTACGAGCCTTCAGCGACCAACCCTACAGCGAAGAAATCGACGCCCGTCTCGACCGGCGCCTGGCGGATGCCAAGAGCGAACGCGATGTGCTGACGGTCTCCGTTGGCTTGAGCGCTTTCGGCAATCACGTCATCGCTGCCGCGACGTTCTGCGGCGAGCTGACCACGGTTTATCCGGTGTTCATCGAAGGGCTGGAAACCTCGGGAGAGGCATTCATGGCCGCCGGCATGTACACCGTCGAAACATCCACTATTTATCCTCAGGGGGCCTGAATGGCTGACTATTACACCCTGCTCACCAACGCAGGGATTGCCTACGAAACGGCGTGCAAGGCCGCGGGCACGCCGATCAAGTTGACGCAGATTTCCGTCGGCGACGGCGGCGGCTCGGTCTACAACCCGGCCGCGACCGCCACCGCGTTGAAACGCGAAGTCTGGCGCGGGCCGCTCAATGCGCTGTTCCAGGACGAGAAGAATCCGAGCTGGCTGCTCGCCGAAGTGACCATTCCGCCGGATGTGGGTGGCTGGTATGTGCGTGAAGCGGGGTTGTGGACTGATACCGGCATTCTTTACGCCATCGTCAAATATCCGGAGTCGTTCAAACCGGTGCTGGCGACGTCGGGTTCGGGTAAAGAGTTCTACATTCGCTCGATTTTCGAAACGAGTAATGCGTCGCTGGTGACGTTGTTGATCGACGACACCGTGGTTAAGGCCACGCGTGCCTGGGTCATGAGTTATCTCGCCGAAGAGCTCGGCAAACTGGATGGCAAGCAATCCGTGCGTGTTGCTGCATCCAGCAACATCGTGCTGAGCGGTGCGCAGCAAATTGACGGTGTCGCAGTTATTGCTGGCGACCGCGTGCTTGTTGCGAATCAGACGCTGGCCAAGGACAACGGCTTGTGGATTGTTGCCAATGGTGACTGGGTGCGGGCGACGGATGCCAACAGCAGCGCCAAGGTGACGCCGGGTCTGACGGTCATGGTCGAGGAGGGCACGGCGAATGGAGATTCGTTGTGGCATCTGACCACCAATGCGCCGATTACGCTTGGCACGACCGCACTGATGTTCAAGATGCTCGCGGGGCGAACCGGGATTGCTGCCGGGACGTACAAGAGTTTGACCGTTGATGAATATGGTCGCGCGACGGCAGGTGCGAACCCTGAGACGCTGGCCGGGTTTGGCATCAAGGATTCGTACACCAAGGGTGAAGTTGAGGCGTTGATTGCCAAGGCGTCGGCGTTGCCGGTGGGCTCGATTGTCGCGTTCCCGGTTGATGCGCCACCACCGGGTTTTCTTGAGCTGGATAACAGCGTCAAAAGCAGTGCGACTTACCCGGACTTGAGCGCCTATCTAGGTAGCAAGTTCAACAAAGGTGATGAGGGTGTCGGGAACTTCCGGTTGCCTGAGGCGCGTGGGGAATTCTTGCGCGGTTGGGATCATGGGCGTGGCGTGGATGCTGGGCGTGGTCTCGGCAGTTGGCAGGCCGACGACAACAAGTCGCATGCCCATACGGTCACCCGCATGCAGGCGTTCGCCAATGCCACCGGCAGCAATCCGAGTGCCGTAGTCGTAGACAACGGCAATACGGCCGTAATGACCAATTTCGCAGCAGGCTTCAATAGTTCTGGTGGCGCGGAGGCACGACCTCGCAACATCGCCGTCATGTGGTGCATAAAAGCCTGGAACGCCCCGGTCAATCAGGGAACCATTGATGTCGCCGCACTGGCGAAGGAAGTCGAACGGCTCAAATCCGCCGTTCCGGTTGGCGCTGTTCTGGCATTCCCGACAGGCATCGTCGCTCCCGGTTATCTGGAGCTGGATGGCAGTGTGCAAAGCATTGCGACTTATCCGGACCTGGCCGCCTATCTCGGCACTGTCTATAACAAAGGCAATGAAGGCGCGGGTAACTTCCGATTGCCGGAATCGCGCGGTGAGTTCCTACGCGGCTGGGATCATGGGCGTGGAATAGACGTCGGACGAAACGTCGGCAGCTATCAGGCCGGTACCAAGACTCAGGGCGACAACGGGGATGCACCAGCTGTTCAAGGCATTGGCAACTCCAATGCTATCGACGCAGATCCGGCACCTGACTTCACAGGCGATATCTACTACACAACCACGGGTGCAATCGCCCAAAGCTTCAGCGGTTCTTACTGGAAAACCGTGCGCCCACGCAACCTCGCCGTCATGTGGTGTATCAAAGCCTGGAACGCTCCGATCAATCAGGGAAATATCGATATCACTGCGTTGGCGACGCTGGCGCAACAAGCTTCCACAAACAATCAAGGCACTGCAAAAGTTGCGACTCAAGTGCAGACCGATGCAGGTGCAGACGACGGTACGATTGTCACTCCCAAGAAACTGCGCTGGGGATTCTCCATCAGCGTATCCGGAGACATGAGTGGCAGCTACGTCATCTTCCCAACTTGGCTAGGAGGTTTGATCCTGCAATGGGGCATGACGCTCGCCATTCCATCTGGAGGCAACTATGTACAGGCTTTCCCGATAGCCTATCCGTTGGTTAATCCATCAGTTTTTACCACTTATCCCAATACAGCTACGGACGCTCCCGTAGGCTCGACCTATATCGGGCAAATCAAAGGGATCAGTAAAGCTAACGTTACTATTCGCAATACGGGTCAGGCTGCCGGCCAGTTTTACTATTTTGCAGTTGGTCGCTAACACATCGATTGGTGAGGATTAATCATGAAGTTCGCAACATTTGATGAGAACGGAACGCTGACCGGTCGGTATGACTCGGGCATTCACAGCGTTATTCCCGAGGACGCGATTGAACTCAGCGAAGCAGTGTTTTTAGCGACAAGAACCGATATGGACGGTATCTGGAAGCTGATCGATGGTGACGTAGTCAAAGTACCTGTTCCGAAGGTCGAAACGAATTACGCCGCATTGTTCGCAGCTGAGCGTTTCGCACATGAGGCATCAGGCATCACCGTAGACGGCGTGAGCATCGAGACCACGCGTGATAGTCAGGCACTCATCGCCAGTACCGGCCTGTCGGCGATTCTCGACCCGGAGTACCGCTGCAATTTCAAAACGCTGGACGGGTTTGTCCAGATCAACGCAACGCAAATTCTGGCCATCGCTCAAGCTGTTCGTGCTCACGTCCAGGCCTGTTTTGACCGAGAGCTGGACCTTTTGAATGCGCTTGAGTCAGCTACTTATACCGATGAACTGCTCAAGGAAGGCTGGCCCGATTCTTCGGCGGCTACGCCAGTCACCACGCTTCAATAAACGCCCCGTACCCCGGGGCGTTTTCTTACCCGCCCAATACATTCAACACCCGCCAAAGCCCCTCCCCAAGAGGGGCTTTCCCGTTTATGGAGAAACGAAAAATGGCAACCCGCCAAACCTACACCGTGCTCGTCCCATTCCCCACCGGCGGTGGGCACTGGTCGAGCGTCGGTCAAGACCTTGATCTGCTCGACGTCGAGGCCAGTGCGCTGCACTTCGCCGGTCGACTGGAACTGAAAACCCCCTCCACCCAGGCCAAAAAGGCCGCTGCCAAGAAGGCTGACTGACTATGGCTGAGGTTCTGAACTTCGAGCACAACGGCATTACC